TTCTAACTACACTCTAAATGAGTCAGGTGATACAGCAAGGACAATATCTTCTGTAACAGTTATACTCCAAAATAGAGATGGTATTGAGTCTGACCTTGATGGTATGAGTGTGACAGTGACGGGAGGTCAATAATGGGAAAAGTAATTATCCATAAATCAGATGACGATACGCTTTTGATAACCAGCCCAAGCGAAGGTCATGATATTCATAAAGCTGCTCGTCAAGCTGTTAAACACGGCAAAGCCTATAAGATAATCGATGAGTCTGAATTACCTTCGGATTATACTTTCCGTAAGGCTTGGACTGTAGAAGATTCTATCTTAACAGATGGTTTTGGTAACGCTTCAAATGAATACGAGTAAGGACATAACGTGATTAAAATTGACATGGAGAAAGCCAAAGAAGTTGCTCATGGTATCCGTAAGGCCGACCGTGATAAGCAAATGGAACCACATGATAAAGCTATCATGATGCAAATACCCGGTACTCCACTCGTTGAGATAGAGTCCCAACGTCAAGCTATTCGTGATGCTAATGAGGTAGTTCAAACCAATATCGATAATGCTCAGGATGAAGTCGAATTAAAGGCGGTTATTGCTGACATGCTTAAATAAGGAATAAATATGAGTGACACTACACAAGTGATTGTTCAAGAGGTAACAAAAGCATCTCCCGCGATTGCTGTGCAGGGTGTCCAACTCTTTGGGATGCAGATAAATGATGTAGTTCAAATCTGCACCCTAGTTTATTTAGGCTTACAGGGAGCTTATTTACTTTGGAAGTGGATTAGGGAGGCAGGTAACAAATGAGTAAGAACGCAGCAAAAGAAGGCGTACTAGGTGTCTTACACGAACTCGTGGCACAGGTACTTGCAGCTCAGGTAGGGAATACAACTAAGGTTCCCGTCTTCACTCCTAATGGTGAAATCGAGTTGGATGAATACGACCAACCTGTTACAGTAGATGTGTATGACGCATCGCCTCAATTATTAGCAACAGCTATAAAATTCCTCAAGGATAATGAGATTACCGCGACTGCCGAACAGTCTGTAGAGGTAGCAAACCTTGAAGATGAAGTAGCTAAGAAACGTGCAGCCAACCAGCTTCGTAAAGACGAAATGAAAAAGCGTCGTGAAGAAGCTATGAAGAAATTGGATACACAGTAATTAACAAAGAGTCTTTACGAAGGCTCTTGATTAATCATTGGAGTAACATTATGAGTAATGCAGCAGAAGCACTAGACCGATGGACTAGGCTAGAACAGTTACAAGAGATGTACCCAGTGTTCGAAGATTTCCTTGCAGAAGGTATCGAAGAGTTAATGGGCTTTGTATGTACTGACGTTCAGTTAGATATAGGCAACTACTTACAATACGGGCCAAAGTATCGTATGATACAGGCTCAACGTTCACAAGCTAAGACGACTATCACATCGTTCTATGCTGTATGGCGATTAATACATGACCCCGCAGAGATTATACTAATCTTCTCGGCGGGTGGTGATATGGCTAACGAGATATCGAATGGTATCATTGACATCATTGGTGACTGGGACATGCTTGAGTGTTTACGTCCAGCAGCAGATGACCGTCAATCGACTAAAGCCTATGACGTACATAAACAGCTCAAGGGTTATAACAAATCTCCTTCAGTTGCGTGTATGGGTATCACAGCGAACATGCAGGGGCGCCGTGCCTCAGTATTGATAGCAGATGATATCGAATCGTCTAAGAACGCATTAACAGAAACACAACGTGATTTGCTCTTACATAAATCTCGTGACTTCACTTCTATCAACCAGAAAGGTGACATCATCTATCTAGGTACACCTCAGTCTACTGATTCGGTATACAATACATTACCGGGACGTGGATTTGATATTCGTATCTGGCCGGGTAGATTCCCTACTGAGAAGGAAGAGAAGAATTACGGTACTCACTTAGCACCGTTCATTAAGAACATGATGGATGAGAACCCTAAGTTAAGAAATGGGGCAGGCGTATTAGCTGATAGAGGTCATGCTGTTGACCCAGTACTAGTACCGGAAGAGATTCTTGTGGCCAAGGAAATTGACCAAGGCCCGGCTTACTTCCAGTTACAACACATGCTTGATACTGCATTGATGGATGCCGCACGTTATCCCTTACGTGAGAAACATGCTATCTTTGCTAACCTCTCTGAAGACCAAACATCTGTTGGATATCTCTGGCAACCGACTAATGATACTCGTGTGACTCTGGGCGTAGGTTCAGAAAACTATGAGTTCCATTACTCAGCTAAGATTGAAGATGAGCAATTACCTTATACTGGCCGTATGCTATTTATCGATACTGCGGGTGGTGGCCAAAATGCTGGTGCTAAGGGTGCTGATGAAATGGTAGGTGTGGTTTCATACTTCCTGAATGGTATGGTCTTCTTCATGGACATGGAAGCTTTCGTTCCCAATCCAGATGAAGCAGAAGGTGAATACCGGAAACTTGCAGCATTAGCATATCGTCATCGCGTTAATCACATCGAGATTGAACGTAACTTCGGTGGTGAGATGTTAGCCAGTGCTATCAAGAAGGAAATCAACCTGTACTATGAAGAGATGGAAAAGTCCGACCCTGCTACGCATAAAGCTCATATGGCTATTGCTAAAGCTAAAGGTGGCCCTTCTATTGAAACTACATGGGCGTCAGGTCAGAAGGAACTCCGTATCATTGACACGCTAGAGCCTCTAATGCGTCGTCATCAGTTAATCATTAATGTTGATATGATTGAGAAGGATGCACACCTATCACGCCATTACCCGGCTGAGAGGAAGCGTATCTACAGTCTATGGCATCAAATGAAGAAGATAACTCGTGACAAGGCTTCACTATCTCATGACGATAGATTAGATGCTTTGGCTGGTGCTTGTGGGTACTGGGCCGAGTCGGTAGTACAAGACGAACGTAAAATGGCAGAACGTAAGCTCGACAAAGAAGTCGATGACATTATGGCTGAATGGGGAGCACCGGGTATTAAGAAAGGTGGTCGAGGTCAGAAACGTCGTCATGGTTCACTTGCAAGATGTAAGGCTATCAGATGAAGAAAGGTTTACTCATCTTATGCCTAACGCTAACAGGCTGTTCAGGATTGTCAGGAATGGCAATTGATGCAGCTTTAGGTGCGGTAGGCTTAGGAACAGATAAAAGCGGCATTAGTGTCGATACAGGAATCGTGGCTGGTGATAAGAACCAGTCCGGTCAGTTGGGAGACAGCTTAGAAGTGGCTCCTGAATTTGAAGAAGTGGAACTCAACGACTCTACTTTAAATGTCAACACAGACACGACTCAAAAGCAACGCGAGATAAATGCAGAGGTGCTGGAGTATAAGGAAGGGATACCCTATTGGCAAGCCTCTATCGGCGCAATAGTGTTTCTTCTCCTTGGTCTGTTCATGCCCCAATTAGCAATAAGGAAGAAATAATGCCAAGAACAACATTGGTCGGTAGGTCGGTACGCATGATACCGCTCGAAGCAGCTGGCGATTTCATTACCGCGATATGGTCTACTCAAACAAGAGGTTCATCTCTAAGCGTTGGTGGTCATCTAGGCTTAACTAATCGTGGTGGCTCTGCTACGTATATTTGGATAGGTGCAATACCTACCTTTGAATTCTCCGGTTCTGTTGGTACTCACGCTAACCCGGATATAGCCGACGTAACAGACCTCACAGACGGTGTGCAATACACTCATAGTAATGATGGACTAACAGGATGGGCTGAGTTAGTACAAGACCCGTATGGCCGATATATCGTAAAGGACGGTTTGAGTACTGAATTATTCAACGACGGTAAACAATGGACAGCAGGACAGTTAACTTATGCTCGTGCATTCATTCGTAAGTTCGGTATACAAGTTCCGTCAGGAGCATATTACGAACCTTTAGTAGCTCCGACCTCTACTGTATATATTGTTAGTGCTAACGACGCAACTCGTCAAGTAGCTAACTTAATAACATAGGAGGTAATATGCCTATTAACTTCGGAGGAGACTCCACAAAGAATGGTTTTGCTGATTACAACGATGTAACCACTGCCTCAACTCCAATCGCACTTGTTGCAGATACTTGGACAGATATTACAAACGACGGTGCTGGTTTATTCACGAACTTGGATTATCTGCCGACTGGCGTAACAAGACTGATGGATACGTCTACGGGTTTGTTTATCTTTGATGAGTTAGACGTAGGTGAC